ACATCGATGAAGTCGATCAGATTTGCAGCGTTACGAGCCACGCCGATGACCGCAGGGGAATTGAGAACTCCGAGCGGCTGACCCACTCCGGTACCGTTCATAAAGACCGTATCTTCAGTACCGCGCAAGCACAGCCTCAACATTGTTTCGATAGTCGATGCCGCTGCACCCCAGTTCCGGAGCAGTTTGTCCGTCATGATGGTATAACCCGCGACTTCATGCGGAGTGAGTTTGATTTCCCGCAATTTCAGGTCCGTCTCTGGCTTGGAGCCGGCTTCAGCAATCCACCCTACTGTCATACCTCCGTAAATGTTCTGCGCTGCTCCCTGATCCAATGCGGGCATGGTGATTTCCGCATCCGGGGGATCACCGGCCGGAATTACGGTACAGCGGGGCCGGAAGATAGCCGCCTGCGGATCGACCATCCTCATGGTCGATAGGAACTGAGTCGGAACCGCGAATCCGCCCTCGGCGCCTACGCCCATTGATTGCTGCCGCTTTTCTCCGTCAATCTCCACGAAATTCAGCCGTTCGTCCTGTGGCTGAAATCGTACCGCCCAAAGGAATTCACCCATGTTTTTGAATTCCTCGGGAGACCCGACCCGCTTATTGATACTCATACGAACGGTCTTCTGCGGTTCGGCAAGGATTGTCTCGTCCTCGATCATCTTGTGAGTTCTGGCCTCGTCCTTTTTCAGCTTCTCGACTTCACCGTCCAAATAGGTAAAGTCCTTTTCCTCGGCCTCCGTTAGATCCCGCCCTTCCGCATCGGCCTTATCGAGCATTACCTTCATTGCATCCAATCCTGCGGTTTTACGACTAACGATATTCTGAAGTCTTTCTTTCAAGTTCATCGGTTATCCTCCCTCTATTGGTGTTGCAGATGCATACGTTTTCTGCGAATGTTGATACGATTAACTTTCTCCCCTTCCTCTTTCTTGCGTTGCCATTCGGCTTGTCTCAAAGAAATGTCCGTCGCCTCGTAAAACGGAAATGTCACGGGCGACACGTCAAAGAGTTTGGCCTTTTTGATCGTCCGGATTTCGTCACCATCGACCGTATCCCAAGAAGCATCGATTGTTTGAAACGCAAAAGAAGCCTGCGAGATGTCTCCACGTGCGATACTTTTAATTAGATCGTTACCGGTCGTGGTATCAGGAATGTCGATCTCCATACGCAGACCTATATCGTCTTCACTCAGCCGCAGTGTTCCGGCTCCGTTCCTGCCCAAGAGTAAATTAGGGTCGTGGTTCAATAGTGCCCGCACATCGTCTGCCTTAATAGACTCGGAGAAGGCCCCCGGCTGTATCTTTTCCCGGAACCATTCAGGGCCATCCACGACATTGAACACGGCGGCATGACCAACAATAGTGCGCCCATCTCCTTCTGCTCTTGTTTCAACTACAAACTCTCCGATCGAATAGGTTCTAATCTCCCTCATCGGGATCTGGCTCTGTCGGTGGCTGATTGCCTGTATTGTCATTAGGTTTATCTCCCTGCTTCGTCAGATCGATTGAGGGGTTTTCGAATTCGTCGCCCCCTTCTCTCGGGTTCATGTCCTCCAAGGCTCGTACTTCATTTGCATTCATCCATCGGGCCTGTATCGCGCTTGCGTATCCCTCGTATCGTGTTTTGGTATCTCCACGGAGCAAGCCCTCTATCTTGAATTTGAAGAAATACTGCGCTCGTTCTTCTTCAGTAAGTAATGCTCTGTTCGCCGATTGCTCGATACGTACTACCCAAGGCCGGATGGTATGGGTTACGAACGACAACATGAACTGCTCTGCCGATGCGTAGGTGCTGGCTTTGTCGGGATGACCAATGAGAATTGTAGGCACCCGGAAGATACGGGCGATGTCCTGAACCTGAAAGGCCCTGGTTTCGAGGTATTGTGAATCCTCATTTGTTAGGCTGACCTGTTGCCACTCCATGCCCTGCTCGAAGACAAGTACCTTGAATTTGTTGTCTCCGGTCATGCCGGCCTGGATGGATTCCTTGAGGTCTTTCTTGGCGCCTTCCTTGAGCATCCCCGGCAATTTGGCAATGCCGCTGGCCCGAGCGCCGTTCTGGAAATATGAAATACCATGATCTTCGGCAACTCTGGCGAGTAGTATAGACCGGCGATGTAGTTCTATTGGGCTCAGGCCGATAAATCCGTCCGATGACAGCCCCTTCATATGCCAAATTTCGTCTACGCTATACGTGCTAGGCTTGCCCGTCTCGGGATCTTTATATTCATACTCGAGGATCTGTCGGTTGGCATCTTTCATTTTCACTGTAATTCTGTCCGGATGTACCGGCACGATACGCCGTATGCGGCCTCCTTGATCCCGCTCCAGAAAGGAGAAATGATTCCCGCGCAGGCACAGATGTGCAGAAGCCATCTCTCGGAATTCAAATGCAGTCTGAAAATTATTAGGGGAATCATGCAACAGAGGAAACAGATAATGATCTCGAGCCGGCTCTTTCGCTTCGCCTTCACCGCGCTTGTAGAGCACCATCGGCAAGGAAGCTATCGTCTCTGAAATAACCCGGATACACGAATAGACTACCGATTGCTTCATTGCGCCATCAATGCTCGTATCGGATCCGGCCCGAGCGAGCGAATCGGTCAGCTTGATGATCCAGTGATTCGGGTCATCGAGGCTTACACGTTGTTCTGCGGATGGGGTGCTCTTGCGAAGACGTGACCAGAAGGCCAAGGCGATAACTCCCAAATATTATTAGTGTTCCATTTGGGAACTATTTTAAGGTAGGTTATCAGAGGATACTAATACTAGTTGCCGCAAATGACACTATATGCCGCTACTGCAAATTATTTTTCGGTTGAAGCATGGAAAATGCGCATAACTTCGGAGGTTGGTACCCGTAATGTGCCGGCCACACGCCTAGCGTCTATGGTTCCCTGGTCAATCCATTGATAAATAGTTCTGCGGGACACCCGGAAGAAATCCGCTACCTCGTCCGGAGTCAACAAGGATCGCCTAGGGATATCGACCAGTTCGTGTGAAGACGATGTTTTCAACGTGAATACCCTCCTGTGCTCTGCGTTCGCGGCTGTGAGGGGTCATGATATTGAATATATTGTCTCGTGTGTATCCATGAGTCTCGAACTGTTCTATTATCTCTTCTCGCATTTTCAGATCAATCTCTATCAGGCAGGAGTCGAACTGTTGGAATCGCAGGCTGCTATGCATACCTCGAATTATTTGCTTTTCTTCACCATCAACATCGATTTTGATATGGATAAATGGTCCGTATGCTTGCACTATAGAATCTGTCTTGTATACCCGTACATGCTGGCGCTGCTTTTTCTTTGCAGAATGTGATCCGCCGGTCGATCCGGCCTCGACCGTATCAAACCAGAAATCTCGTAATTCATCTCGGTCGCCGACTCCAGCAAATATCGGGCGCATGGATAGATGCCTATTCAGTTGTCGATGGTTCAAGGCTAAGGCCTGGAAGTTCCCCGGGTGCGGCTCCACGGACACGACCCTGACGCCCCTGGTTGCGGCATATAGGCTGTAGATCCCGATATTGGCGCCGATGTCCAGAAACGATTCGCCAGGCCGAAAGGTGTTTATCCAAGCGATGGTCTCGGGCTCCTTGGTCCAAAAAGTATCGGCCCGCCATTTTTCAATTACTGTCTCCTGTCGGAGTCGGAACGGCAACTCTTTTTCCATCTGCCACCTTTACGAAGTGTAAGGGTATGTCGGCCTTTTTACATAAAAACTCAACATCATCTAATAGCAATTCTGCCATTGTCGCGTGCATTAGTTTTAGCATCGTCTCTTCCATTTCTTTTTGTGTCATTCTATCTCCTCCAGTTTCGCCAGTCCGCGTTCTATCAGGGCCTCGGCGAGGATCCAGTCCTCTTCGGTATTCAGGTCCAGGCCCTCATAGTCTTTGGTGAAGAAGGGGAGTATTTTCGTCCCGGTGTGGTTGCCACTCTCAATACAGAGGTTGGCTCTATGTATTTGAATACAGCCGTCTTGAGCAAGAACCTTCGG